GGGTACCAGGCCGGTTGGCGCTGCCAACCGGTGACGCTACCTACGTAGCGCCCAGCGACCACAACATGATCGTTGATTTCGAGATACTGCGCTTGACGGCGCAGCGTTTTAAAGATAAAATTTGATATAGTCATTTTAACACCTTTTCTCTAGAAGCCCCGGCGCTCAAACACCGGGGCTTCGCGTTTGTGTGGGTCAGATGTTGTACTGGGCGCGGATTTTCTCGCGCTCGGTTTCGATCAGGTAGGCTTCGATTTCGTCCACGTCGGTGAGCAGGACGTTTCCTGAGGTCAGGAAGCCCCGATCATTGGCGAGCGCAAAAGCGCGCTCGGCGATGGTATTGGTGTCGATGCTGTCGTAGGCGTACTCGAGTTCCCAATCGGTTTCCTCGACATCAGTCAGCAGATCATTTACTATAATCCGCTGGTCTGGGGTAAGAAATTTAGATGCAGCCACTGCATCCCGTTTTGCTTCTTCCATGGCCGTCGTCGCGGCGGCAAGTTCTTTGCTGCATCGCTCCCACTCGACGACAGCGGCGCGGTAGGCGCGCACTGTCTTGATGGCACGCTCGATTCTTTTGTCCACCACGGGCGCGGGGGTTTCCTCGACCACGGGCGCGGGGGAATTGAGTTCCGCCTTCCAGGCTTCGATTCTTTCGTTGTCTCGGTTTGCGAAGGCTTTAATGGCCTGGCTGAAGCTGGTCAGGCCAGCGGCCTGGAATTTCCGGGCCAGAGCGACTTGTTTATCGCTTACTTTGTCGTTCATTTTCTGCCATTTACTGTTCATGCCTCTCTTCTTTTCTGTGTTTCGCTTCCACAGACGCGCATCACTGCGCGTTTCGGCCCGGCGCGACCGGGCCTCATCGGTGTGGCTTACCCAAAACTCTGATTGTCCATAACCCTGGCGATGCTTTCCAGCGCCTGGTCACGGGTAATTCCGTACCGCTGCCTCATTTGCGTGGTATTGCAAATTACCGCATTGCGGACTTGTTTCAAATTTTGCTGACCGCCTTTGAAGCCGTTGTCGGCTTTTTCTTCGGCCACTTTTTGGGCCTCATCGTAGTCGCCGAACGGTCCGGCGACGGGTGAATATCTATCACCCTGCCACAAACTTTTTGTTAACACATAATATTTGCTCATTTCGTGCTCCTTTGTTCTCTATCGATAACTACATTGTATCATAAGTTATACAACTTGTCAAGCATTTCATCCCCCCAGTTTTGGGGGGTTGAGCGCATCGCCCAGACCGGGCATATTGTCCGGCCATTCGCCCCCGGCGCGCTCGACGGCGCGCTGGATGGCTTCCCGAATAAATTCCGACCGGCCATACCGGGGCGCAATCGCCATCAGCGCGGTGTGCTGTTCCACAGTCAGCCAGATCGAAATCTGCTTTTCCGCTTTCTCGGACATAGCGACTCCTTTCACCTCTATTATAACATGTTATACAACCAATGACAATTGAGGTTCCATTGCGATTGACAGCGCGCCACAATCGTGCTAACGTGTAACGCAATGCAATGTTAGACATATGTCCAGGAATTCGATGCCCGAAACGTCGTACCAGCGCGCTAACCGACTGGCGGATGAAGCCAGCGCCCGCCGGTGGCGCGCGCTCTACGCTCATGATCCGCTGCCCAGGTCGGCCTTTATCGACTTCGACACCCGGCTGGCCCCGGTGTTGGTGCCGTATCCGGCCCACGGCGACCGGCGCTCGTCACGCGAGGCCCGGCTCTACGACCACCAGTACCTGCGTCTGCGTCCGACCGAGGACGAAGCCTTCATTGCGGCGCGCGGTGAGGACTGGCGCGATAAACTGGTGTTCCTGCGCCAGGAACCGGCGCGAGCCGAACGCTACTGTTACGGCTGCAAGAGTCGCCACCTGGCGAGCGATTTCAGCCGCGATAAGCGCGCCCCGTCCGGGCTGGCCTATTTCTGCGACTCATGGCGGCGGCGGCAGCGCGCTCGGCAGGTGATCCGCGCCGCTTGACTTTAGAAAGAGTTGTGATAAGGTTAAGATAGCGCAATTCTTGCGCTTTCACAATGGTCACAAAATGGCCGGTTCGCGCCGCTCTCTGGATGCCATGAGAAACCCCAAAATCACGCGCAAAAAGCTGGCGGACTACAAGCCCGCCGATTTCAACCCCAACCAGCATACCGAACGCGGCTTGCAAGTGATCGAGGATTCGATCCATTTCAATGGCGCGGGACGGTCCGGGTTGGTCGCCAAAGACGGCGCCTTCATCGCCGGGCATGGCACGTGGGAAGCCATGGCGCGCGCCGGGATCGAGGATGTGATCGAAATCGAGGCCGACGGCCACCAGTGGGTGATCGTGCGCCGTAACGATCTCGACTCGTCCGACCCTCGCGCCAAAGCGCTGATGGTCGCCGACAATCGCGCTAGCGAACTGGATTACGCGCCCGATGGCGATATGTTGGCCGCGCTGCTGACCGACATCGTGGCGCAGGATGAGAACTTGCTGCGCGGGACGGGATTTAGCGAGGGCGAGTTGCAGGCGCTGCTGGGAAGCCTGCACGACGCGAAACATAATGGCGACTCAATAAACATCCCCGAACAATATATGATTTTGATCGAGTGCCATAGCGAAATTGAGCAAGCCGAACTTCTCATGCGCTTCGATAGTGAGGGACTAAAATGCCGAGCGCTCATATCGTAAGAGAATGCGACATTCGGCGCACGGCTCGCGTAATGCAGATCGAGGGCATTTTCGATATTCCACCCTCTCAGCGCAGCGCCGAATCCTGGGATGTCTCACTCGATTTACCAACCGATTGGAATGTGGGGTTAATCGTTGGCCCATCGGGAAGCGGCAAGACGACAGTGGCGCGTGAATTATTTGGCAATGCAATCGTCGAGTCGCATGAATGGCCTCACGATCAAAGTGTCCTGGATGGCTTCCCGCCTGATATGGGTATACGTACAGGGTATCGACCAACATCGCGCCAAAGGGCAGTGGACAATGTTAGGAGCGCAATTGATTTTGTCACCTTGGGGTCAATACCCGATCAGTCAGCATTGGAAGCAAGATCAATGGTACGGGCAAGGAATTGTGTCTACGGCCTCGGATAGTTATGAGTAGTCGCACCGGTAAATCATTGTGGGTAACTAATGATCATGGCATTAAACAGCAGCCAGAATGAAATCATCGCTATGCGGCGTAATAAGGTCGCTGAATTGCGCTTGTCTGGAGGTTCGGAACGCGCTATTTGGGAAGCCTTAGCCTATGGCAATCGGCGGGAGGGTGGTTTGGGCCGGTTGGTAAACCCCAAAACGGGCGAGCCTTTCAGCCTGGCGACGATTCATCTGGACATCAAAGCGCTGGAAAAAGAATGGCGCGAGTCGGCGGCGCAAGCGACTGACGTTCATCAGGCGCGACAGTTGGCAGAAATTCAGCACATTAAAGTGATGGCGTTCAATAGTCGCAATCCCGCATTGGCGTTGCGCGCGATTGACAGTGAAATCAAATTGCTCGGCACAGCTGCGCCCGTGAAATTGGACATCAGTATGCCGGTGTTTCAAGAATGGCTGGCGACGATGCTTTCTGTCGGACAGAACCCCGATAAGGTATTACAGCGCATGACCGAACGCGCCCGGCAGGAACATGTCCATTGACATCGACGCGCTGATCGACTACGGCCTCGGCACAGCGACTGACCGCGCGGGGCAGGGGGCGGCGCGCCATCCGGCCTATGATGACCTGACCGCTTTCAAATTTCACATGTACCGCCGTTACCAGCACAGCGACCACCTGGCGATGCTGGACGAACACCTGACTCAGGTCGCGCGCTATGTCGAAAGCGGCGGGGCCGAAGGCGTCAGGTTTCTGGTGGTCGAGATGCCGCCGCGACATGGCAAGAGTCTGACGCTGGCGCGCCTGTTCCCGGCCTGGTTCATTGGCCGTAACCCGGACAAGCGCGTGATGCTGGCGACGTATGGCGCGTCACTGGCGCACAAGCACAGCCGGTTCGCGCGTAATCTGCTGTTGGCCCCGCGCTACCAGGAAGTGTTTCCCGGCGTGCGTCTCATGGAAGGCAGCCAAGCGGTCGACGCCTGGGATGTCGACCGCGATGAAGGTGGCATGGATGCCCTGGGCGTACTGGGGTCGGCCACTGGAAAAGGCGCGCATATCCTGCTCAATGATGATCTGATGAAAAATCGCCAGGAGGCCGAAAGCCTGGTCATCCGCGATCGCACCTGGGATGCGCTTATGGATGACTTGATGACTCGTCTGGAACCGTCTGGCGCGGCCATCCTCAATGCGACACGCTGGCATCAGGATGATCCGACCGGTCGCGTACTGGCAAATTTCGATCCGAACAGTTATGTGCGCCTGCGCCTGCCTGCGCTGGCTGAGGTGGGGGATAGGTTGGGTCGGGCTGAGGGCGAGGCGTTGTGGCCCTGGCGCTACCCGCGTGATCGCTTGCTCGAAATTCAGCAGCGCTTGGGGCCGTATTCCTGGTCCGCGCTCTTCCAGCAGAATCCCGTGCCTGCCGAGGGGGGCGTCTTCAAGCGAGCCTGGTTTCGCGTGGTGGCGCACTTGCCTCACCTCGCGCGCTGGGTGCGCTTTTGGGATCTGGCAATGTCGAGCAAAACCAGCGCTGATTGGACCGTGGGCACGCTGATGGGCGAGGGCGAAGACGGCCATTTTTATATCCTGAATGTCGAGCGCGCTCAAAAAGAATGGGGCGATGTGGTACCCTGGATGGCTGAAATTATTTTGCGTGATGGGCCGGACATCACGCAGGGCCTCGAAGAAAAAGGGTACATGAGTCGCGCTGTGACCGATCTGAATGCCGATCCGCGCCTGCGCAGTTACCAGGTGTGGGGGTATCCGAAAGACACCGATAAACTGACCAATGCGCTGCCGTTTGCCGCCCATGCCGCCGCGGACCGCATTCATCTCACCCCCGGACACTGGGTGGACACGTGGCTGGATGAAATTTGCTCCTTCACCGGCAGCGGTGACGAAACCGACGACCAGGTGGACAGCGCGGCAGGCGCTTATAATATGCTGAGCGACGGGGCGGGGGCAGAATTTGGGGAAGTGATTCGTGAAAATGACGTTATCGTGGGCGCATATTGGTAGATTTTTCCATGATGAATGGTCACGCGCGCGCCGCCAGGAAACGCTGAAGCGCCTGCAGGATCGATTCGAGCAGGGCGGTCTGTGGGCTTACGAAGCCGAAGAGGGTTCATTGGACAGCGGTGGCTATGGGGATCTGCTCCCGCGTTCAGCGCGAAACCCGGAACTGACGAAGGATTTAGAGGACGGTGGATGGATCGCATCAGGCAAGCCCTTTTCACGCTAATCCGTAAAACCTATGCGCAGTTTTTGCCTGCTGTGGAGTCCGCGCGCGCGCATCTGATCGAGGCTGAAGATCACGGGGTGCGCGATGGCGTCGATTATTCCCGTCCGGTGATCGTGCCCGGCTGGGAACGCCGCCAGATGGCCGCCGGTGTGCCGCAGGTCGGCGCGGCGGTGGCTCACCGTTTGCAAGAGGCGGCGGCAGATTATCAATCGCAGTTTGGCGATCCCCACAACCAAAATCCGCCCATCACACCCGTCACCGAAGATCCGCTGCTGGAATGGAACTGGTCGACCCGTGAGCGGGTATTATCCAACTGCCACGCTGCCTATGCGCGCAATCCGCTGGCGAACAGCATCGTGCAGTTTACGACCCAGTTCGTGGTCGGAGACGGCTTCAATCTGAGCACGCAGAACAAAGAGGTAGAACAGATTCTGCAAGCCTTCATCGACAATCCAGACAATGCCATCCGCGAGTACGAGCGCCTGGCCGTCAACGATTTACAGGTGGATGGGGAGCTTCTGGTGCAGCTGTTCACCCAAAATGGCGAGACAGTGATCGCGCCGCGCCGACCCTGGGAACTGCGCGACATTACCACCGAGCGCGGCTTTTTTCGGCGCATCGAGTCCTTCCATTTCGTGCGTCACGAGACCGAAGGGGATGCGCCCACAGGCGCGCAGGAAACGGTCGATGAGCCGATCCCGGCAGATCAGATGCTGTTTATCGCCATCAATCGCCACAGTTACGAACTGCGCGGCAGACCGGAATTGTACCGACTGCTGCCCTGGCTGCGGGCCGACACCGAATGGCTAAGCGACCGCGCCCGGCAGTCGAAGTGGCGCAACGCGCTGCTGTGGATCGTGAAAGTGGCGGGCAATCCGTCAGCGGTCGGCGCGATTTTGCAACAGTGGAGAAAGCCGCCCGCCCCCGGCAGCGCTTACGTCAGCAGCGACAAGGTTACGGTCGAAGCAGCCACCAATTCAGCTAATGCCGGGGATGCTACCAATGATGGACGGGCCATTCGTCTGATGAGCGTCATGGGAGCGCGACTGCCCGAATATTTCTTCGGCGATGGCAGCATGACTAACCTGGCGACGGCCACTAAGCAGGAACTGCCCGCGTTGACTAAATTCGAGACGTTTCAGCAAATTCTGATCAGTCAGTTGTGGACGCCATTATTCAAACGTGTCCTTCAGAATGCGCTGGATGCCGGACATCTTCCGGAGCAGATGGAAGTGCAGGATGCCGAGGGCGAAATGATCGCGGACAAAGAACCGCTGGATACCCTGGAAGCCTTTTCGGTGACGTATGAACCGGTCACGCAGCAGGACATCAACGTACTGACGCAGGCGCTGAATCTACAAAAGATGAATCACTGGATCGACGATATCAGCGCAATGGAAAAGCTGGGCAATGACCCGCACATCGTGCAGAAGCGGCTGGCTGAGCAAATGGCGCAGCAGCGCGATGAAATGGCGCAGGGACTGCGGCCCATCCCGCCAGGCATGGAACAGGCCATGGGCGAACCGGCGGCGGGCGAAGACGAGGGTGAAATGATGAAATCGAAGGGCAGCTCAGCCCAACAAAAAGCAGCCTGATGCCCTTCACGAAGCGCCAGATTGCCCGCATTCTCGAACCCGATCTGATCGATGCTCAGCGTGTCCCGCACCTCGGGATGCGGCTGACCGAAACCTATCTGCGGCGCAAGTTGTACGCCTGGGAGGATCGGGCCGTCACCCAGCAGTGGCATCTGTTTGATCGGGCTGCGCGCGCTGTTCAGGCCTTCGCTCTGCGCGCGGCCGTGGCGCTGGGCATCGATCACTTGCAGCGTTCTCTGGCCGTCGTCCAGTGGCAGCAGCGCGTGCAGGCTTATGCTGACCAACAAATCCAGACTGCGACTCAGCAGACTGCGCTCGATGCCTTCCGCGCCAGTTTGACGGCCTGGTACGCGGGCTATTACGGCAAAGCGTGGCAGTTGGATATGGTCACGCGGCCTGAAATCGACGTGCGTGTGCCCCGCCCGAATCAGCAGCGGGCGCACCAGGCATTACTGCTGCCCGACCTGCGTGAGGCCGTCGAGCCGAATTTGAATACCTACGCTGGGTTGGGCGTGGAGTGGCGGCAGCGCTACGAGAACGAACGCGACGAGATGCGCGTTAAAGTCCGGCGTGCGCTTGACCGGGCGGTGGTGGAGGAGATGAGCGTCACGGCTTCGATGCGTTCGATGCGTGAGGCGATCGGTCTGGCGGATACCCCGCGGGAAGGCTTCCGCCAGAATTTCTACCGGATGCAGACGCTCACGCGCACCTCAATTATGGATGGCGCGCAGGATGGGGGCGAGGCGTTGTGGCAGGCCAACGCAGCACCCACCCCAGGCGATCACCGAGGACGCGATAGCGTGGTGATGGTCGCGCTGTCGCAAATGATCTGGTTGACAGCGCGTGATGAACGGGTCTGTCCGATCTGCCGCGCGTTAGACGGGCAAATGTCCACATTATTCAATCCATTTCGCCAGCGCCCGCCCGCGCATGGCAGTTGCCGCTGCTGGGAAATCCCGTTGATCGAAGAAATCCTGATGACGGCGGCGGACGATTGGCCGACCGCGACGTGGGGGGATTGGCTGGTGGGGGCCGGGGCCGGGTTGATCCTGAACGATTTTCTGGACGCAGGCTTAGAAAGTACACAGATATAAACGTTAAATATTCGGCGCGAAACGTATCCCCATGCCTCACGGCATTGCTGGATCACATCAGCGCGTGTGAGGAGGGAAGTAATTGAGCACCACGGTTGTTTTGACTGAAACTATCGACATCAGTGAGGCCAGCATCGACGCCGAGAATCGCGTCCTGCGGGGCGCGGTTTTAATTTCTGCGGGCGAGAGCGCCAATAAGCGCGACTATCCCGCCGCAGTGCTTCAGGCCAGTGTGCCGGTGTTCGAGGGCGTGAAAGCCTACGCCGATCACCCTTTGAAGACGGATTTGAAAGAACGCGCTGAGCGCAGCATCCGCGACATCACCGGTTGGTACAGCAACGTCCGTTTCGAGAACAATCGTCTGATGGCTGACCGCTATTTCGCGCCTACGCAGGCCGGGCAGGACGCCTGGTCGCTGGCCGAAATGATCGCCAATGGCAAAGCGCCGCGCACCTTGGCGGGACTGTCGATCAATGCGGTCGGCAAGGCCAAAAAGCGCGAGGATGGCGGTCTGGTGATCGAATCTATCGAATTCGCGCACAGTGTGGATGATGTGACCTCGCCCGCCGCTGGGGGCAGTTACCTCGAAAGCGAGGAGCGCAACGATCTGGCGCGCGCTTTTTATGAAGCGCTGGATTATGACGAATGGGTATCCATCCGGGAGGAATACACGGCCCGGTACGATCAGGAGCATCGCAAGGTCCGCCGGAACGCCCGGCTCAATGAAGTCATTGAGGCGCGGGACAAGTACGCAGCGCGATGCCAGCAGTTGCAGGCTGAAAATGCGTCCCTTCAGGAAGCGCGCGACACGGCAGCCGCCGAGGCGCAGCAAGCGCAGCGCGTGGTACGAGTGATGGAAGCGCTGGCAAAAGTCAATTTGCCCGCCAGCTGGAAAGACAGTCTGCGCAAACGACTGATGGTGGTTGACCCGGAACAATGGGGCAGCATCCTCAGCGACGAACAATCGAAAGCGAAAGCTGCCGGACACCAGCCTAAAGTGCCGGTCAGTGTCCCCGCGCCGCAGGCAGTCTCGAATCCTGTACTGAAGATTCGGGAAGACCTGTCCCCGCGCGATGACGAAGACCCGGTGACGTGGGCAGCGCGTGTCCGCGCGGCTCGACAACAAAGGTAAAGATATGTCAATCGCAGGCATCACCGGTCTGTCGAATATTCCGTATCAGACCGACATCAGTTATGGCGAGGCCAGCGGCACGGGCAACATCAATCCCGGTGACTGGTTGATGTACTCCGGCCAGTTCATATTGGCCTCCTACAGTGGTCTGGCAAGCACCGCCTACTGGAAAGCCAGTGGCGCGGGTGTGGCGCTGGCTCCCAACCCAACCTATGACCGCTACGGCAACAGCGTCCTCAACAGTTCTTTGCTCTTTCTGACTCAGGGTATTCTGCACGTGTCGGCCAGTTTCAGCGGGCGAGTGGCATTGGGAGTCGGGGCGTACCCGGTTGCCTCCGGGTCGGCAGTGGGAGTACCTACCGGTCGGACCGGCGTGGGCGCGACCTGGAATACCGCTGACGTGCGCTCGCATAGCGCCGATCCCACAGCGGTTGCGGCTCCTGGGCCAATTGCCACCGTCATCGGTTCCGAAAATTTCAGCAATGCAGGCACGGGCGAATTGATCATTCGCCTGCTGGCACTGCAAGCGGATGTGAGGTGAGTGATGGCTTATAATGTGAACATCGAAACGCCGAAAGGCCCGGCGAAAGTCCTGAAACTCAGCCGCAACGTGGAGGGGCAGATTACGGACATCAAGGAAACGGTGATCGACCATGGGTCGCATCGGGACTTCGATATGCCGTATGAGCCGTTTGCCGAAATTCGCCGACCTCGCTCTGACATCGCCTACAGTGGTCGGCGTACCATCCTGCTGGAAAACCTTATGGCGAATCCGGATATGGCGAACATCCTGCGCAGCGACATTCGCATGGTGGCGTTTAGCGCTTTCAATGCGCAGTCGCGCTCGTTTGCCGGGTTTACCGACATCGTGTCGAGCGACAAACCAGAAGAGACCTATCTGCGCGATGCCGCCATTGGCGTGTTGCGCAAAGTGCCGTCGGGGGAGGAAGCGCCCCGGATGCGCCAGTCGTTCGAAGGCAGCACCAATATCATCAACGATCTGTACCGCATGATCGTGCCGATTCTGGGGGATTGGATTCGCTTCGATCTAATCGGCAAAATCAGGCAGGTCAGCGCCGAGATGGGTCTTTCCGGACGGCTCACCGAGGAAGCGGTGGTATACGACTACCTCACCACCGCGGGCAACTACACCCGCAACAGCACCACCGGGGACAACGACATTGGCGCGAACACTGCCGCCACCACCTTCAGCGCGGACGGGATGCGCACGGCGATGCAAACCATTGCGACCTCGAAAGACCGCGTAAGCGGCGCCTATCTGGGCTATCTTGCCAATACGCTCATCTGCGGGCCGCGCTTGGTCATCCCAGCGCTGCAGCTGCTGCGCAGCATCGACTTGCAGCGCACGCACGGCTCCACGACGGAGGAAGTGATCGGGACGGGCACAGTCAATCCTTTCAGCGGGATGATCACCAATATCGTCGTCTCGCCCTGGTTCGGCTCAAGCTACCAATGGGCGTTGTGCGACAACTCACGCGGCACGTTCAAATTCCAGGAAGTGGAACCTTTCAATGTGTTCCAGCAGACGCAGGACGTGAACAACTCTGAAGCCTGGCTGCATCTGGACGTGATCGAATATCTCATTCGTGGGTACTTCGGCGTGGGTCTGGTGGATGACCGCGCTTGGTACTACAGTAGCAGCACTACTGACGCGACTGTCTCGTAATATCCAGTGACTGACGACCGGGTGGGCAGATCTGCCCACCCCTTCTATCGAGGAGCAAGTATGGCAAATCCAAACTTTATCAATGCGAATGGCGATTTGAGCGACGATGGCCGCAAACTGGTCGAGTGGCTGGACGCGCATCTGCCTGTGATGGAAGTCGCCCGCGCTGCCGAACTCAACACCTTCGCCGGTCCGGTGCAGGACTTTTTCAATCGACACCGATTGGAGCGCATGACGGCAGAACAGTACGTCCGGGATTTCCGGCGCACGCTGGCGCTGAATGCCTGGCGCGTGATGGAAGTGGTCGAAGCGCAGACGGCGCAGGCCGAACAGGTGCAGGAAACAGTCAGCAAAACGTCCGCGATCGAAGCCGCTCTGGAAATGCTCAAGCAAGAATTGGGGGCGGCTCGCACCGAGATCGCAGCGCTGAAAGAGACCAGAACTCCGGCTAAGACCAAGGTCAGCAAAAAAGCCGCCAGTCAGGAAACAGAAGACGAACTCGAAACTGAAGTCGAGGCCGAAGACGAGGCGGACTGATGGCGCTGACGACGGCGGAACAGGTGCGTCTGCGCATCAGTGATTTCCCGATACTCGAAGCCGCTACCTACTACGGTGACGGCAGCGCCAGCGCTTTCAATTTACCGCACCGCAATCTGACCAGCGCCAGCGCCTTCATCATGAATGCGGGCTGGTCGGCCACGGGGGCCACCTTCGATGCCAGCGGCATCGTGACCTTCAGCGGAGTCCTCAGCGCCCACAGCGCCTTCCATGTGCGCTACGCGCATTCAGTGTTCAGCGAGGCCGAGATCAATCACTTCACGGCAGTGGGGGGCAACCTCAACGGCGCAGCCATCGAAGCTGTCCAAACGCTGATGTTCGATGGCTTGAAGCGAGCGACCTGGGCCGCGCCGGATGGCAGCGAGTACGATGACACGCGCGCGATTGGACTACTCAAGGACTTGTATGCTACACTGAAAACGGAGCAGGCCGAAGCCGCCTTTGCCGCGGGCGGTTTTCAGGGCTGGGCCATCACGCAGACGGAGTTGTAGATGGATAGTATCGCGGATTTCGTGGACAAGCAGAAACCAGCCATCGTCCTGTATTCCAGCATCCTTCCTGGCCGAGGGGTGGTGATGAACACGGATGAATTCATTCGCCGAGTACAGCATCTGATCCACAGTCTGGATATCGACTCGTACAAGACGATCATGATTGTCTTGCATGAGGATGGGTTTTTCGAGGCCAGAGGGGTCGCAGAGACTCTGGAAGAGATGGATGCAAAGCTCGAAATCGGGAATCCGTCATGAGTTATCGCGGCCCCAACCCACAGCGCATGGTCGCTCAAGCGGGGGCGGCGCAGTTCCAGTACGCCGGGCAGACGGCTACCTGGCGCAAGTTCGTCAGCGCCAGCAGTGGCAATGCCGCGGTCGGCCTGGGCAGCAGCTACTACTATGCTCAGCGCCTGATCACTGCGCTCTTTTTCGGCGTGCCCGGACAAGGCTTCAATTTGCCCGAACGGCAGACCATGGCTGGTTTGCTGACCGAGGGCAGTTTTGTGGTGGCGACGCGCGAGGCCCTGGGCGCGCAGGACGAACTGCTGTGGCGTGGTAAAACTTATCGCATCGAGGGTGAGCCGGTGCCCACGCGCGTCGGCGGCAATAATATGTATATCATCAAGCGAGGCAAATAATGGCAGCGACCAAAGTAGGACGCAGCAAAGTGGTCAGTGGCAGCGCCGCCCCGGCTACGGCCAGCGCATATGGAGCACTGGACGCTATCGGCGCGCCGTTTGTTATTCCTGGCGCTGCCCCCAATCGGGGGGCACTACTGGTGGACACCTTCATTTTGGAAAGCGGCAGCGCCAGCGCGCAGATCCGACTGCACTTCTATACTCATCTGCCAAGTGCGGCGGGGGATGGCAATACCGCCACCTTGCAGCCCGGCAGCGGCTATCTGGGCTATATTGATGTCAGCAATTACGTCAGCGCGCACGGCAGCGCAGCCTTAGGCCGCAACGTAACCGATAATCTGGCCCTGCATGGCGACGCTGATGGCGCGGTGTATTGCCAGATGCAGGCCGTAGGCGCGCCGACCTTCAACGCGGCTACCTCCCAGATGTTGTTGTTTCTGGGGTTATTGCAGGATTGAGCGATGTTCAGATGATCAAACTTTTGACGCTTTCCGACAGCGGGGTACCGTCTGGTTATGGACGCATTCACGACCATCTGATGACAGCGCTGCACAAACGCGGCTGCGAAATCTGGGCGGCCTCGCTGCAATGGGACGGTTTGCTGCCGCCGGTGTACGAAGGTCAGCGCCTGCCATTCTGGGTAAGTTCGCTGGGCGGACATGCCAATTGGCCGGAGTTGTTCGCCAATCTGGCGCGCGCCCTGCAGCCGGACCTCGTGCTGGTAGTTCAGGACGCGCCTTTTGCCGAGACCGCGCGCAACCTGCCTCTGGACTGGTCGAAATTCGGCTTTGTGGTCGTGACGCCAGTGGATGGCAAGCCTATCCTGCCGCAGTGGGTCGATGTGCTCAAGCAGGCCGATGGCGCGCTTTCGATCAGTCAGTTTGGAGTGGACGCGCACAAAGAGCGGGGCATATCCTCGCTGCTGTGCCGACCGGGGATCGATCCGAATGTGTTCTATCGGCTGCCGGAGGCCGACCGACTCGCTGTTCGCCAGAAACTAAGCATCGCGCCCGATGCGTTTGTGGTTGGCAGCGTCGCCATGAACCAGGGGCGTAAAGATGTCCCGCACATGATGGAAGCCTTTTTCAGGTTCGCGCAGGACAAGCCGACGGCGCGCTTGCTGCTGAATATGGAACCACAGTCCCCGGCAGGCTGGGACTTACCGCAGTTATGCCAGCAGTGGGGCTGGGACGATTCGCAAATCTTATGGAAACGCGATTGCGAGCAGCGCGGCGTGATGGAACTGCGCGAACGCTACAATGTCATGGATGCGCATATGGTCATCGCGCACCGCGAAGGCTTCGGCCTGCCACTGGTGGAAGCGCAGGCCTGCGGCGTGGTCAGCATGGCGCTGGATTGGTCCAGCGGCCCAGAAATCTGTGGCGAAGGTTACGGACTGCTGGTCAGGCCCGTCGATTACTTCAGTTATAGCACCTGGGGCGGCGCGCTGGATAAACATCCCGACGTGAATCATATGGTCGAATTATTGCAGCGGATGTATGATCATCCTGAAGAGCGGGCCGCGATCGCGCGCAAGGGGATGGAACGGGCGCGCGCGTGGACGTGGGATGGCGCGGTGGATAACCTCGTGAAAGTAATCGAGCGCGTGATGGATAAACGGCGAGCGCTGCCCGCCCCGCTGCAGCCGCCGGTCAGGATGCCCATCGTGACGATGCCGAACCCGGATGGACTGAAGGCCCAGACAGTGGAGTTGATGGAAGCGTGAAGGCCCCTGTTTCAGAGAGTCTGCTGAGATTACTACCCAATCAGGACATTCTTTTGCCGCGGACAGAGTTCGCCGCACTGGAACCAATCGATGAGTGTCTTTTTTTTACGTTGAGCGTTCCTGATGAACGCTGGTATTTCGTGCATTCATTCACGGAGGATGAAGTCCGTGTGTATCGTTTATTTATTCACGATGAAGGCATGGATTATCTCATCATGTGGCTGCTCGCCCATTGTCCGATGGATGAAGTGATGAAATTGCCGCGCGCAGCTTTGCCGCTGTGGGAACCCATGGAAGAAACGCCCTATGCCAGTTTTACGACGCTGGATGGGAGGAAGCACAGTTATCGAGTGGAGGATTACAGCGCGCATTGGACTACCATCCGGCGCATCGAACCAGCGCGTCTGCCGGAGATTGGATCGATTGTTTGAGACCTGTCGGCAGTAGTTTCTATCGAGTGGTCGCGCCTGGCGATTCGCCGAAAAATAGATTTGCAAACGCGGAATTCTGGCATGTCAGATACACCGTCCTGGAACACCTGGAGATTGCGCCGAAATGTTGGGCGGAGTCGGTGCGGATGGAAGTGATCGCTCAGATATCCGCGGTCTGGAATGGCTGCGCCTGGATACCTCAACTCCAAAATAAGGCGGAACTTCCAGATTGGTTGGCGGATTACTTTTCGGCGCTGCCCAGCGAAGATCGCGTCTATTACAGACTGGATGAAGCATGAGACTCTCGGTTATCCTTCCGATTTATAATCAATTGTCCGACGTGATGACCTGTCTTAACAGTCTGCGCGCCCTCAAAGCCACTGGCGCGGAATTTATCGCGCAGGATGACGCCAGTCCGGAATACTTCGGCCCGGCAGTCATCCCCGCGTCGCTGGCGGATTGTCAGCGCAATGCGGTCAATCTTGGTTTCGGCCAGAACTGCAATGCGGGGGCAGCGCGGGCCAGCGGTGATGTGTTCATGTTCATCAATCAGGACGTGTATGGCGTGCCCGGTTGGTCGGAAGGTTGGGACAGCGCCATCCTGAGCGCTTTTGCTGATGGGCGCGTGGGCGTGGTGGGGGCGCGACTGTTGTTTCCGAACGGGGCGATTCAGAACGCGGGCGGGGCCTTCGACGCGCGCCGTCAACCCTATCACCTTGGCCTGGGTTATAGTAACCCACACTGTGAAGAAGTCAGTCTACCGCGCGAAGTCAGTTGGACGACCGGCGCGGCATTGGCCGTGCGGCGCGATCTGTTCGAGCAGACAGGCGGATTCGATCCAATCTACGAACGCGGTTACTGGGAAGATGTCGATCTATGCCTCAAAGTGCGCGCGGCTGGTTTCAAAATCTGGTATGAGCCAGGCTGCACGCTCATTCACAAAACCGGACAAAGCGGGGGCAGTTCCCGCTTCATGACCAACGCGCTGATCTTCCGGGAACGCTGGGGGAACAAAATCGTGCCGGATTGTCAGGTGGTCAAAGAGCGGTTCTGGTGATAGACTGGGGTATCTTCGACTGCCAGTGGTGAGAGACACGTGGTGAATATCGACATCGGCGGCAAACACTACACGCAAGCGCAAATCGATGCTCTCAACGAATTGTATGGCGCTGGGTTTCTACAAGCGAACCCGCACTTTCCCGCTGCAGGCACGTATGTCCTACCAGATGGCGCGATTCACTGGGGGCCACCCGAGACTTTAGAAGAACGCGCGCTGAAGCGACAGGCCGAGACCGAACGCCAGCGCCAGATCGAGCAGGAAGATAACGCGCAAGGGCTGATCATCATGATCGCCTGTGCTGAACGAAGTGGTACCATGGGTTTGCAGGACGAACAAATCATCGCTTATGTGATCGGCCACAGCAGAAATGACTGCCGGGAAAAGTTTGTTCGCCAATATCTCAAATACAGAGGGGAAGATTGGCAAACCGAATTCAAAAAATGGCAGTCCAATTGGCATTATGAACGTTATATCAAAGATGCCATCACGTGAATATTCTGATCGTTGCCAACCACTACGCCGTCTGTTCGGCCCGTTACGCCACCAGCGCCTTCGAGCGCCTGGGGCATACCGTCAAACATGTCGGACCCGCCATGGGGCGGGACATCTGGGGGCTGACGCTGCCTGCCGAGTATA